TGCCAGTATTGAGCATGGCCGTAGCCAGCAACTCTTGGCTCTTGCGGTCGTCAATGGCGGCCTTGGTTGCCTCGGTAAGTTCACGAGCAATAACCGCAAAGGAGAGGCCGAGACCGATAGAGGCAAACGCGCGGCTAGCCGATTTAGCAAAGCCCGAGATTTTGTTGTTCAGGCCTTGGAGTTGACCTTGTGCGCCTTGAGTAGCCGTAGTGAGTTTGCGGAACTCGCCCAGGATCTCAACGTTAAGGACCAGACTCATCGGTTACCTCTCTCATAAACGCGGCCACTTCCTCAAGTGTAAAACCACGGAACTGCTCTGGTGTGTAACCGAAACGAATACAGAACCGCGCCATTACCTCGAGGTAACTTAGGCTTTTGGGTCTGTAGCCGCACCCTCGAGCCACTTAGCCATTTCCATGAGGGTCATGGCCATGAACTCGTCGATCTTGGCGTTGGCGTTGGTGCGCTTTGCAACAACCCAAGCAAGGGCGGCCATAGGGCGGCCAGGCTTAAGTCCCTTTTCAAGGATTTGCACAAAGTCGGTTCCGGTGAGCTGCGAGAGTTCCTCGATCTCTGCCATGGTTAGGGTTTCAATTACGTTCATTCCGTTGGTATTCCTTTGGTGTCTTGTTTTGCGATTAGCGAGTCGATAGACCGGAAATAGTTCTGGTAAACCTCTTCGCGAGTGTAGCCGAGAGCCTTTACAAAGAATGGTTGCGGCTTGATGTTGCGCTTGAACCAACCCCAGTGAATAGGGTTAGCGTACGGGACACTCGCCCGGCCTGCACTAACCGTTACCTTGTTCAATGCGCGACCGATACGCAGAGTGTCTAGTAGACGGCCAGAGCGAACCGGGACGAGTGGCCTCGCTGCGGCGAGAACTAACTCGCCCGCCTGCTGGTTAGCCAACTTGATTTCGTCGGCAGGTACGCCAACCTCCTGCAGAGCCTTTATCGCTTTGCGGAGGCCGGCGACCTTGATCCCAGCGGGTTCAGCCATTTAGGCCGAGGCGTCTAAGGTTACGCCGTAGTAGATACCCGAAGCAGGGTTGTGAGTCGAGTTGTCTACGGTTAGCGAGATTGAGAACTTGGTGACCTCGTTCGAGTTCAGAGCCAGAGGTGGCAGCTGGTCGAACTTGACGGTTCCCTTGTAGAGAGGCTGGTCTGCGCTCTCGGTGCTGTTGCCGTTTGGTGCGACGGTGAACGCGGCAGTCGTGCCGAAGTTCGTCCAGAGCAGACGGTAGAGCGATGAGTCCTCGCCCGAGGTAATACCCTCGAGGTTCAGAGTCCACTGGCCGCCGGTGCGCTGTTCGCAGAAAGTCTGAACGTCACCAGGAGCGTCGCCCAGGGTGAGCTCGACCTTGTTTGCGTCGCAAGCGTAGTCAGTCGTGCCAATCTTGAAGATGATGTTACGCGCAGTAATGCGAGTCGATGCTGCCATTTGGCGGCCTCCTAAATTGTGATCTGTAGGTTGATGGATAGGTTCGCAGCCAGGTACTCGGCGTTGTTCGCTTGGAGTGCGTATGGCTGGCCGACGCTCTTGAATGCCGTGTAGGCAGGTAGGGCGTTCAGAATTGCCTCAATAAGGCCGTCTAGAGCCTCTGTGGCGTTCTTGTTGGTTGCGGTCGCGGCTACGGCTACCAACTGAAGTTGGAGGTCGTATTCGCGGTCTAGTGACGCACCCAACACGTAGGGAGTATCAGCGGTCACGATAACAATTGGCGGAACAATACGCTCTGGAACGTATTCCATGACCTTGAGCCCTGCGGCCGTTAGGTCGAGCTTGAGTTCTGCCTTTGCTGCCGTAATCTCGCTCATACGCCGAACCCCGTGTATGGCATGAGCAACGGGTAGACCGCGATCATCGGGTCACGAGCGATACGAGCCGGGGCTCCCTCGTTAGTGGCGAATTGTGCGATACCCATAGGTGCAGAGCGACGGTGGAAGAGTTCCGACGCGCAAAGCAAAATTGCTTGGCGGTGGATCTCATTAGGGACGGTATCGACCGTTCCAATAAAGCGTCCAACATGCGCGTTACCGGCGTCTAGGCATGACTCAATAAAGTCGCCTGTCTCATCGGTTCCAACGTATGCCTGGAACTCTTCCAACGTCACTGCTGGCATTTTGCTACTGCTTAGGCAGGAGTTACGTCGAGCTTGACGATTGCACCCTCGAAAGGAACGGTTACAGCTGCGTAGCCGTAAACCGAAACGCTGTCGGTGAGGGTGGTGACGTCGCCGTCGCTTAGGCGTACAGGTGCGCCAGCCGACTCGAGAGTCTGGACTGCAGCCGAGTTAGCCAGGTAGACGGTGCCGGTGGCGAGCTGTGGGTCGACGATCACTGGCAGGCCGAAGAGCGAACCGGTGAGGCCAGGTACGTTAGCGGTACCGACGTTGTTCACGCCTGCGCCTGCTACGTTGACGACTGGGCGGCCGTCCGAGCCTGCAACCTTCATGATGTTGATGTAGGCGTCAGGTGCGGCGATGATGAACTCTGGAGCCAGTCCCGAGTTTGCCTTGATGTAGGCTGCACCGTTTGCAACGCCCTCGAGGAGCGAAGCAGCCGAACCGCCGTCAGCGTCCATAACCTTACCAGTCCAGGTGAGGCCAGCGAGCTTTGCGATTACAGCGGCGTTAGTTGCCGAGGCGTAAGCGATTGCGAGGCCGGTGAACACGGTGTTCAGGTAAGGAACCGAGCTGCGCTCGATGGTCTGGCGCGAGAACGAGGTGTAACCGCCGTAGGTCTTGACTGCAGTCGAAACCGAGTCAATGGTCAGGTTACCAAACGAGAGTGCCTCGTTCTCTGGGTCCTGCTCACCGACGGCCAGAGTGTTAGCCGAGATAGTTGCGTACTCGACAGTCAGGCCGCTAGCTGGAAGAGCTGCGCGCGAGAATGCTGCGAGAGTTGGGCGGTTGTTGTCGATCAGGTTGTTGACCAGTCCGAGCCAGCCTGGTAGGGCAACGGTGTCGGCCGAGGTCGAGGCTGCACGAGCGAGAGTCTTTGCGTCCTCGTCGCCGGTAACGAGTGCCTTAGCAAACTCGCCCTGGCTGCGGAACTTGAACTCTGCAGGTGCTACTGGTGCGACGGTCTGGGCAGCCTCAACGACGCGGCGGAGTTCCGCAACCTCGTCCTGCACTGCACGAACGTCGAGCTCAATGTTTTCAGGCATGTGAGGCTCACTTTCTTGAGTGTCTGGTTCGGTAGGGGCGGGCTGCTCCTCGCGAACTTCTTCGATAGACGCTCCAGCGAATGCCGGGAACGCCACGACGCTAACCTCTTTGAGGTCAACGGCGGTTCTGGTTACGGTCTGGCCGTCGCGCTCTGACTCGAGCGGGATAAAGCCAACCGAAAACTTGTTGAGAACTCCGTCGCGCATGAGGGTTAGTACCTCGTTGCCGCGTGGAGTGTCCGATACCTTGGCGATGATCTCAAAGCCGCGCTCGGTGTCGCGACCCTCGATTACCTTGCCGATAGGTTCCTCGTGTGCATAGAAGAGCTTTACGTCTTCAATGCTGCGTACTGCACCTGGTACGAACTGTTCCAGGTATTGGCCGCCGATGTTAGCGGTTTGGCCGTACGGTACGGCGATACCTGCGACGGTGCGCTCCTCGACGTTAGCCGAGTCGATTACAAACTCGCGTGTTTCCATTAGATCAAGCCCTCCTTAGTGCGGACTTCCTCGGCGGTAAGAATACCGGCCTCAATTGCGACCTTGTAGTAGTCCATGCGGGCTGCTACGTCGGCCTTGAATAGGTGCTCGAAGTCGAACTCGACGCGGGTGCCGCGAGGCAGGCAGTTGCTTAGCGCGTCTGTGATTGCGTCGGTGTAGGCCATGAGCGTGTGACGGTAGAAGATCTGGTTTTCGTCGGTGACGTTGGTGTAGGTGTCGCTCGAGCCTGCGATTGTGGTCAATAGAAGGCGTGGCGGGATACCAAAGAGGCGGGCGACCATTTGAACGGCCTGCGCCTGCGAGTCGGTGAACATGGCCTCGCGAGGCGAGAGAGCAACCTGCTGGTAATCGAAACCTTGACCGAGTACGGCAATCTGGCGGTTCTGCTGCTTGTTGTGCCAGTTAGCGGTGATGGTTTCAGCGTCCGCTGGGTTGAGTGGCTGGTTAGTTTTGAGGACTCCAGTAGGGACGCCGGCCGAGGTGAACCAGTTGGCAGCATAGCCTCGCAGGTCGAGGGCGAGAGCCAAGTCGAGGCGGCAAGTGTCAATCGGGCTTGCGCCTACGAGTTGACCGGGGCGAGGGTAAAGCTGCAGGTGCTCAACGTCTGCGTCGCTGTATTTCTTTGCGCTGTAGAAGTAAACCTTGCCAGTGCCTAGTGGGTTCTGCTGAACCGATACGGCGTATGCCGGCAGTAGCGTCAGGTCGTTGACCTGGCCGCGCGAGTCGAACGACTTTAGCCAGTACGAGTTGCCCTTGAGTGCTAGGTCTAAGACGGTCATGAAGAAGAAGTTACGGCGTGACTCCGAGAGGCTCGGCTTGTTGACGAGAATAGGGTTCTCGATCTGCTGCTCGATACCGGTCGCATAGCGGAACGTCCGCAGCTCCATTTTGCTAATCGGGGTGCCGATGATCTGAATGGCGCGGAATACCGAGGTCAGCGTTAGCGCAGTATCGGGCGTTACCGAGGTCGCGGAGCGACTAGGGATAGTTGGCTGCACCGCGCGCGTTTCAGCGCGGCCAGTGAACCGCTGCCATAGATTAGCCATACCTCTAGCATAGAGCAACGCGTATTCTAGAACACTTGAACGCTCGGCGTGTTGCTACGGCTTGCAACATAGACGGCCATGACCGTAGCCATGAGTGCGTCGATGTCACCTATGGACTCTTTGCGGCTAATGAGCCATGTTTCGCCCGTGTATTTGGTTATGCCGTTAGGCATTTGGGCTACGAGCGTCGGGTCGTTGGCGTGGCTAATCTGGCCGTTAGCGAAGAGCGCATAAGTCGCAGAGCAAGCCGCCGAGATTTCTTTAGTCCAAAGTTGCCAGACAGGTACGCCGTTGGCTTT